TGTTCTTGCTAAAATGCCATCTTTAAATTTAGCAGCGCGTGTACCACGCACCCTTTGCAAGATTTGATTAGTTGTTGCGCCCTCGTAATATCCTGCAGATATAGCACCAGAAATCTCATCTAGCTGACGCTCAGTTAAATCTTTGATAAAAGGTTTTAGCAGATTACCCTGATTTGGCCCCGATATTGTTAGTGGGTTGTTGAATACCGCAACTTTTAATTGAGCAACAGTTGGCACTGTCCAATCGTATGTAACAACTTTATCGAGGCTTTTTATTTCAAAGTCTCGTTCGTATTTAGCTAAATCTAAAGCGTCTGCAGATATTAAATCTGTAAACTCACCAGCGATTATTTTTAAATCTGCTCTAATGCTTTTTAACAGGCGATCGAGTCTTTGCCTGCTATAAGCCGTCAAATCACGACCAGCTAATCGACCGACAACTTCCTTATCTAGCTTTTTAAGAAAGTCGGCGGCCTTGTTAGCCTCGCTGGTTTTCAAGCCCTCAAGGTAAACTTGATGGCGCGTACCAAACTCTATTAAATCAGGCGGCGTTGTCGGCATCTTCGTCTAGGTCTGGCATAGCATCGATGCTAATTTCTTCCGAATAATCTTCAAAAGATTTATCAGGAGATACAAAGCCATGTTTCTTTTGCCAATCAAATAGATCACTAATTGGTAAAACGCCCTGCAAGAAACTAGCCACAACTGCATTTAGCATCATGTGATCGGTTTGCGGCTGCACAAATTGCTGGTTAACTTCAAACTCTGCAACTTCAGGATCGCCGCCCATAAAATCAGTAGCAATCTCTAATGCCTTTGTGTAAGCCAGTGTTAAGTTATAAGCGATCAACGACAATACGCTGTGCTGCGTAGCCATTTCGTTGCCTACTTGCATTGCTGTTTTATTAGCAGTACCCATCTCCATTAAGTTTGCGCCCATAGCAATCATCATGGAGACTTTATCTTTCATTGCTTCCTTCGCAAGCATATTCGGTTGCGCTTGGGCAAAATCGAATCTTTCGCCAGAGGGTACGCCTAAAAGTCTGCCACTACCGATATACATATGCGCAGCTTTCATTGCGTCGACATTTTCTTGCGTTAGACCAGACATCCACGGCTGCACCTGACCAACAGTAAATACGCTATCCTCGTAGATAGCAGAATTGTTGTAGTGTCCAACATTTATTTTAGCGAGATCGTATAGCGGCGGGTGATCGATCTCGAATGTATTAGCCTCAGAGCCAACAAACACGAAAGGAATATAATCTAAAGTGTTACCGGCGCTATCAGTTGGTATTGTCTCTTTATGTATATACCACTCACGGCGCTCATTCTGTCGATATACGCGCTGCACATAAATATTTTCTTCAAGATCGAGACAGATATATTCATCTATCTGATCAAAGCCGAAGCCATCTTCGTGCATTTCTGCAGCCTTAGTGGCTAAAACTATTTTCACCGGAATAACTCGAGGTCCGCGCTGCTCAACTTGCCAGTTGATAATTTGCTGCGCTTTATAGCGTGTAATCGTTGCAAATACTTTGCCTGAAATTAGATCAGCACGACTGATTTCGCCATCTGTCTCTGGAAAATCGATAAGCAATCCAGCGCGACCATTCCGCAATACGTCTCGGAACACTTCCTGCGCTTGCTGGTAAATATTCTGGCCTGCGCCATCAATATTAGTTTTAACATACTCTAGTTCGGGTGGTACTTCGCAAGTCGGTGTTTTTTGAAACGCTTTACCTACTAACCCTCGAGAGGTATATCCTGCGATCGCATAGAATACACTGCGCTTGAAATACTGGTCTCTGCGTTGGACCATTTCTTCGCTTGTATCTTCGGGATTTATTTTGCGTAGATAATCATTCAGATTTTCGGCATCGCAGATATCATCTACGAGTTTCCATTTCTCTAGGGACTTAACATATTGCGGGTGTTGAAAGTCAATACTCATCGCGCCATTCCTATATTCGTTACCACAACAGGTCTGCCCAGCGACCACTTGCGGTGTATGAAATAACCTACGCTATCGACCCAGTCATCTATTGCAGGATGTTCACTAAACTTTTCTGGTTGACCCGCCTTATCGTAGCCCTGCGACTCCAAAGCGTCAGTCAAGTTTTGGCATGTTTCTGTGTTGATTAGCCATCGATCGTGCGATAGCAATCCGTTTACAGCATTTATGCGGTCTCTAACCGCAGGGTTTGCTTTCGGATAATCTACAGAGTAACCAGAGCTGCGTATTATATCAATATCGCTGGAAGTTGCATTAGTGCTGCCAGCTTTACCGCTAGCATCGGGATAAACGGTAATTTTACGGTCTGCGGATTTGAACTGCTCGAGGCGATTACAAAAATCTCTAGTATCGTGGCTAATAATTTCAGCAACGCTAATTGGTTGATTGTTTTCGATTACGTTAATAACCGAGCAGCACCCACCGATATTGAAATCGATACTAACGTGCAAATATTTATCCGAATCTTTTAGCTGTCTTTCGGTATGATGTTTTCTTCGATCGAAAAAATGATAAACCTTGTTAGCTGATAGGCTTACGATCTCGCCGTTTAGATACATATCGGCAAGAACAGGATCGTAATTATCCAAAATCTGTTGGATATAGCCGTCTGGTAAAAATGGATTGGTAGCGGTCGGTGCTTTAATTACGGCGTAATCGTTGGATGCGTTTTTAACCCATCGAGAATAGATAAACCCGCTATAGCCTTGGTCTGGCGTGGTTACGCAGCCGATAGTGTTTCCGTTAGGGTGCGTACATTCTTGGCGATTTCTCTCGCTGATCTTTCGCCATACGAGAGCAGCCTTTTCTTTCGGCAAAGTATCTAGCTCATCGACTATCGAATGTGCAACCTCGTAGGCTACGATTCTTTCCGGTCGATCATAAGACCTTAGAATAATCTGCCCGTAACCTTGAAGATAAACGATATATTCGGCTCGATTAGTCTTATATTCGATGCCGAGATTGTTTAATTCTTCTTCGACACCCGCTAAGGCTCGAAGCCTGAGCAGATCGTAGGTCGGCATATAATACGCGCCATTTATCGAGGGATTCTGCAGCATTAGCAGAATAAGCCTTGCGATCCCGCCCTTAGTTTTACCCGAGCCTAAACCGCCAACGAGCGCAGGGTATTTGGCCTCACTAAAAACAAAGTCCTCTTGTGGCTCAGTTAGGCTTAGTTGCACGAACAACCGTCACTGTATTGTCTGCGGAGGTGCTGACCGTAGTTTGGTCGGATTCTTTCCAGCCAGCTTGCGTTTTGAGATAGAAGATCGCAGCGGTTACGTTACCGTTACGGGCTTGGTTAATTAGATTAGAGCCTACGCTTGCGATTGCATTGCCCTTACCCTTTTTATACGCCTCAGAAACTTCGGGCTGTCTTTTCTCGATCTCGCGAAATGTGTTTTCACTAACACCAAAATAATCTGCCAGTTGTCCTTTAGATAAAACTGAGGCGAGCGCCTTTACTTGAGCTATTTGCTCATCATCGAATACTACTGCGGGCCTTCCACCGCCTTCGCCTTGCTTGCCTTTCTTCATCTTGCGCCAACATACTCAAACGATGCAGTAATCCTATTAGCAGAGCCACTGCTAGCCATTTTTTTCAAGCCTCTATGGACTCCGGCTCTACTTGGCTTGCGTGTCATTATCCATTGTTTACCGCTCGATAGGGAGTGAATAAAAGATTGACTCGAAGTAATTAGAAAAACTCTAAAGCCTTTTACCTTATAAATCTTTGCAATTTCTGTCATTACACGACCGCCGACACCGATACCCTGATAATCTGGCTTAACTACAATTCGATGAATTCTCTTATAATTTTTGACTTTATTGTGCGGATGATGCAATACACTGCACCACGCAACAGGTTCTTCGTTAATCTCCGCAATATATTTGTGAGCAGACCGATTATGATCGTGGCTTAAATAGTGATAGTCCATAAATAATCGCCATTCGTCTTGCTCTGCTTTTCTAATGCCGATATCGATTTCGGGTCGCCGAAGTAACCTCCGACTAAATTCCATTTTATTTACGTCATATATCCAATCAGGCTCTAACCATTCTGCAATATCGTTATGACAACTAACGGCGATAAATTGTTTATTGGATTTACGCACAAATTTCTGAATCGCAGCCGATCCCACGCAAGCAACTTGTCGATCCACTACGGAAGTAAACTCGTCATAAATGAATGGCTTATCGGATTCTAAAATTAAACGAGCAAGTTCGGCTCTCATTTTCTGTCCGTTAGATAAAACGCTAAATGGTTTTAACCAATCCGGAGGTGAAGCGAATCCGACTTTACTTAAAACTTCCGTGATCTCTTTTACCATTATTTTTTCTGGGAAATCGTCAATAATACTTTTACCCTGCCACTCGAAGCCTTCAAAAAACAAAAAATCTGGAAATAAATTCTTTGCGATCGTGGTTTTACCAGTTCCGGATGCGCCTACGATTAAACCTACATTCCATTTTTCATCTTCGATCGGAATATCTACGTCATAACTTTTCTTCACGAAATCCATTTCGCAATCAAACATAGATTTTACTTTGTTCGCTCTAAATGAATTTCCTGCTTCGGATTGGACTACAAACTTTGCACTCGGCATCGATAGCCCTCCGCATTTAGCTTGTTATAAATATTCTGCTGCTCCATTTCGTCATTGCATTCGATAACGATATTGAAGATTTCCGAATATGATTCCTCAGTTGGCTCGGGATCGTCCAGATCGATCATTTTCGCTAGCTCTTCGGGATCGAAACCGAGCAGATCGGCGTTGAAATTCTCGTCCTGCAGCCTATCGATCTCTGCAAGCAATATTTCAGCGTCCCAGTTCGCATTTAGAGCTAATTTGTTATCAGCGATAACGTAGGCACGCCTCTGGACGTCTGTAAGCGATGAAAGCGTTATAGTAGGTACTTTACTAAGACCTAGCGTTACAGCAGCTCTGGCGCGACCGTGACCAGCTATAATCGTTGATTTTTCGTCTATTAGTATCGGATTCGTAAAGCCGAACTCTCGAATCGAGGCCGCGATCTGTTTGACTTGGCCCTCGGTATGAGTACGCGAGTTGTTGATATACGGAATCAAATCTTCCGTTGGAAGGTATTTAATCTCTAACACAGTCACCCCCAGTGAGATGCGTTTAGTCTCGGACTGGGGGCGATTGTTTCATAAATAATTAAATTGGTAAATTGGGATGTGAACTACAGGCTCGATGTCCTGCCAATCCTTTCGATCTTTACGACCTCCTATTCCGAGTTGCGATTGACAAGTGTTAAGACGAACAAAGCCTATTCGATCCGACCATTCGACTCCTAGAAAAGAAGGTAGGCCCGTAATCTGTGATAGCTCCTTTGCTTTAACCAATTTAGATAGAGCAAGCATATAAGTATCAAAAGCATCGTGCTTACACGTTCTGCACTTTAACTCGATAAAACTTACAGCCCTCTCGGTAGTCTCGTTAAAAAACTCGCAGTGTTCATTCCGCGTTGCCATGTAGTCAAGATGATAACTAATCGGTAATTTGTTTAGCTTACATTTCCATTTAGTTTCGAACTTAGAGGCGAGATCCCTTTCCGCCTCCAAGCTCTTATCATCTTCGTACAGTTTACGCATCGTGGAGAGATTCCATTGCTGCTTCTGTTGCATAATCTCTCGCGAGGTTGCCGATTTGTTCATCTGCATCTGCCTCAAAGTCGGCAATCAACTCTTCAATATACGAGTCTTCCATTGCCTTTGCTGTGCGTCGATATTCTGCCGCAGCCTGAATGGTTCCTTCTGCGACGAATCGATTGTGCATTTTCTGATAGCGTTCATATCCGTATATACCAGACTCCTCGAACCAAGCAGGGTAATGCTCGTTAAGATACTTTCGGCATTCGTCGATTACCATCTCGCTAGGCTCCCAATTGCCATCGATCGCAAAGCACCAAGCTGCATAATCGATTACGATGCTTTTAAGCCCCTGTTTAACCTTTGTCCATTGTCTATCTATTGCAAGCGTCATTTTAATTTCCTCGTTTAGTTACAGTTGCGTGATTCGTAGGGAATGCCAACGTAATCGTGGCCCGTGGCTTCCCATTCTTGTTTAAGATCGCAAGCACTGCTGTGATAGCCAGTGCTCCAACCCTCGATAATTGCGATAAAGATAAAAAAGAAAATCGCGTAAAAACCAATCGCGTATAAACCTTCAACCAGTTTGCTTTTTAGTGCTTTGCTTTTCATTTAGTAATTACCTCTTCGAGTGTTTCTTGTTTTTTAATTTCTTGAACTTCGTTATCGATAACGAACATTAGGTCATACGGGTAGTAATCGAAGCCATCTGGCGTCCAAGGTTCTGGCAGTCTACCTTTTAATCGTAGAGCCGCGGCCTCTAAACTGATCTCATCGTCAGCTACCCTACGAGCAACCGCTTGCATTTCGTTGTAATGCTCTTCGGTGTTCATAATCCAAAGCGTTACGTTAGAGCTATTGAGATCGCGCCTCTCTGCCATCTGAAAGGCTGCGTTACGCGAATCTAGTTTAGATCGAGAGAATCT